CATGCTGCCAGCTAGGTGCTGCCATGCTGCCAGCTAGGTGCTGCCATGCTGCCAGCTAGGTGCTGCCATGCTGCCAGCTAGGTGCTGCCATTAATGGATAGCTATGGCAATGGTTATGCCCTTAAGTGTAGGCATGCCGCATGCATGGCCTTTTCCCGTACATGTGCCACATGTGCCGGGACACGGGAATATTTTACCTATGCTATGCTCACGCAAAGCTTTATTTATTTCAATTGTGCCATGATCACTACTCTTTACTTTTCTACCAATAGATACAGCAACAAATTCTCCACGGGTTATAGGCAATGCTTTAACTAGTGCAATGGTATCGGCATTATGATTATGTCCGCTAGATATATTCAAAACATAATTTGTAGGCCATTGTCCGATTTTATCGAATGCCAGTAATTCATTAAAGCTTTTCGAATAACCATATGCTTTGATTAAGGGCATTGCTTGCAAAGTATTCACCCAAAAACTAACATCATTAACGCTGGCAAAATCACCGTCAACATATAAGCGTAACTCAAAAGCCCCATTGATACCGGATAATTCACTGACAATAGCATCAGGGTTAAAACGCATAAGCAAAGCATTTTGTGCCTGACGCATGAATGCAGCGGGATATCGCCATGCACGAAAAGAATAACAAAAATCTAAACATGCACCAGCACCAGCACATGTTACAGCGGGTAATGTAGAAAAGCTATAGAATGGTAATTTGCTATTGCCTTTTGCGAATATTGTATATTCTGGCAGCATGGTATTAATAACGCTTTCAAGCTTAGCAAAATTGCTTTGCCATGCAATGCCCGTGAATTTTGTTTTAACTACTGCCAGTGCTGCATTAATATCGGCAATGCTGCCATTTTGCAGCACTACAGCAAAATCTTGCAATGCTATAAATTTTGTTGCTGTAGGCTTGAATGATTTAAGTTTAAACATGGTTTGTTTCCTTATAGGATAGTTAAAAGATTAAATAATATTAATACGCTTAGCACTACGATAAACATATGCTGCCATGCTGCCAGCAACAATAGAAAAGCAAATTGCCCCGAATAATGCAATGTATGCTATTGGTGCTGGAATGAATAAGAAACAAATAAATTCAAGCAAAGCACATGCTGCAAAGAATACCGATAATGCAGCTTCATGATAGATATAAAAGATTTTATTGAGTTTAGTTTTCATGATATGTTTCCTTTAGATTTTAGTGATAAGCCACAATTTAAAAATAACAATCAATACAACTGCAATATGAAATGTATACATGGTTTGTTTCCTTTAAGGACAATGCCGATTTTGGCATGTTGTTTATGATGCATGTACTATGCCAGTTTTGCATTTTCTAAAAACTATTTAAAAACATGTTGTAAATCAATGGGTTACAACACAAACGACATTGATTGTCATTCGCATGCTGCAAGTATCATGCCAGTTGCATAGCTCTAAATTGGTGCATTTTGCGCCATTTTGGTGCATTTGTGCATCGTTTTGGTGCATAGCGATGATGTTAGTGCAGACTAACTTATACTGTGTGCGTATGCGTTAGTTAGTGGCTACTAACTTACATTGTGACCATGTAGGGCAGTTTATTATTTATATGTCGCCATATACGCCAAGGGGTTATGCATTAAGTTAGTGGTTACAAACTTAACAATTGAAATATGCCTTATTGGAAATAATACATTTTAAATCAATTGCTACAATCTACTCTAAGTGCTTGATTTTGTTAGGGTTTCCAGCATAGCGTGAGACAATTATTTTACCGGATAGATTGACACATGAATATATTATTTTCTATAGCAATAACCCCACATAGTATAGGGGCGGCGTGGCCCATGCCGGGGTATGCGCGTTATTGTACATGGCATCGCCCACGGAAGAGGAAATTACAAAGGGAGTCATAGGGGTGTTGACAAAAGGGAGTTGCTGGTGTATAACTTAGGAAAGGAGTTTATATATGGCAGCAACTACAGCACTAGCAAAATTAACAAAACTTAACAACCGTAAGTCTAAACGAGACATTCAACGTGAACTTAGGATTGCTCAGAAAGGTGGGCAACCTATTGACGTTTTTTATGGTAGTCCTTTGAATGACGAAGATAGAGAAGAAAGGGTTAAATTAGAAATTGAATTAAGATATCCTACCTTAGATAAGCAAATTAAAAGTAAAGTTTTAACAAAAAACTGGAAGCCTCGGCTTGGTGCTTTTAGGACGGAGAAAGAGTTCATCAGAGGTACACTAGTAACAGCTAAGATTCGGGCGCGGTCATTAGGTATTCCATTTGATTTAACTTTAGAGGGTCTATCAGTCCCTGATGTATGCCCTATTTTTAATACGCCAATGTCTTGGTCTAATAAACTAACCAATGACACCCCAAGTTTAGATCGACTAATTCCAGAGAAAGGCTATGTCAAAGACAATGTTGCGTTCATTTCAATGCGAGCAAACCGAATTAAAAGCGATGCAAGCTTAGAGGATTTATTAAAGATAACGGAATGGATGCAGCGAAAGGAAAATGACAACTGTTAACCAATGACATTTTTAGCACTGCTTCCGTACACGATGGAGGGCGTTTGTAGACGCTACAGCCCACCCACAGGCCGTCAAAACTTGTTGCCGATGGCTGCATAGCCTCTAACATCTACAGCGTCTTGTAGAGGGTGGACTAGCAACATTTTCCTGACGTTTGCCTAAACGATTTTGCAAAAATCATTGACACGGTGTTTCGATCTGTGGTACAACTGACGCATTGATGTCGGGCGGTCTACATAACAGGGCATCAACAGGAAGTGAAAGCTTCCTCGCTGCAACTGGGGGTGTGTGTCAAAGCAGCAACGTGGGGCATGAAGTCTAGAGCGTGACATAGGGAGCGATGAATAGCTCTAATAGTCTAGACATGGATGTATCATCATCTGGTACATCTTCTATTGTTTCGTAATGTGAAACAGACTAGAGATGCTAGCAGAAAGACTTTTGTCTTCTGGTAGCTGAGGCATGTCTAAAACATTATGGTGTTGTATAAAACCAACATACAATAAGTGTAAGCAACTGGTAGCTGACAGTTTTCTTACAGTAGCTTACATGGTAGCTAATAGTTTCTTTTAGTTTAATATTGTAATTATCAGAATTCTAATAAATGGTATACCAACACCATTATGTTAGCAAAACGATAACACCTATATAACCATTTTTTTTGTTAAATGAAACAAGGGGTGGCAGCAAGCTGCTAGTCACAGCTGTTGTGTTAAATAAAACAATGTGATATACTAGTTTTATGTTTACAAGAAAACAGCTTAAAGAAAAAGGAATGCTTGATGCGTTTCCTTACAGCGTATTGTCAGCAGCCTTCAGTGCTATGTCTTCTGGTAGAACAGACAGAGTTTGTTTGTACCATTCAGATGTTTACTACTGCCGTGCTGCCATAGAGAAGCGTTCTGGCTTTTTGTTTTCTCTGCCAGAGGTGGAGAAGGCGATGAAAGCAGAAGGTTGGCGAGATGGTAAAAGCAGGAGCCGTAAATGATTAAGCGTGGCAAAGAAGAGTTTGCTGGCTACAACAAGCCTAAAGCAACACCAAATCATCCGACAAAGAGTCATGTCGTATTGGCTAAGGATGGTGACAGCGTGAAGCTCATTAGGTTTGGACAACAGGGTGTTAGCGGTGCTGGTGCTTCTCCAAAGACTGAGAAGGACAAGAATAGGCAAGAGAGCTTCAAGGCTAGGCATGCCAGCAACATTGCTAAGGGCAAGATGTCAGCAGCCTATTGGGCTGATAAGGTTAAGTGGTAATGCTTGTTAAGAATATGCCTCTGATGTAACGGCAGCATAGCAGTCTCCAAAACTGTTAGTCGGAGTTCGAATCTCTGGAGGTATGCCAATAAAGGTGAGTAATGAAAACAAAATCAACTGTTAATGCTGCTGGTAACTACACCAAACCGACAATGCGTAAAGCGTTGGTGGCTAAGGTGAAGGCTGGTAGCAAGGGTGGTGATCCCGGTGAATGGAGCGCTCGTAAGGCGCAGATGGTTGCCAAAGAATATAAAGCTAAGGGTGGTGGATACAAATGAAAGCTCCTCAGAAGTCTTTGAAAGATTGGGGCGATCAGAAATGGAAAACAAAGTCTGGTAAGCCTTCGTCTGAGACAGGAGAGCGCTATCTGCCTGAGAAGGCCATCAAGTCTCTGACACCTGCTGAGTATGCTGCCACCACCAAAGCCAAGCGTGAAGGTACAGCAAAGGGTAAACAGTTTGTTGCTCAGCCAAAGAATGTAGCAAAAAAGACAGCAAAGTATCGCTAGTGTGTTATAACAATGTACATAGCTCAGTTTATTGTATGCATGGCGCAGATATGCACTGTGTTAAAACAAGAGCCATATGTTATGCACACTGACATAAGAAGCTGCAAACTTGCAGCGTCTGTGCAAATGAAAGAGTTGGTGGTGTTGTTGAAAGACAAACCTGTTGAAGCTGTGATGGTTGTTTGTATAGACCGCACTAACAGCATTGTTTAAATGAAAGAAATGAAATGGCTACTGAAACTCCCGCACAAATGGCAGCACGATTCCGCAAGATGGCACAAGACCCAAAGCTGCCACAATCTGTAAAAAATACATATCTCGACAAAGCTAATGAAGTTGAGAAAGCAGCTGCTAAGCCTACAATGAATAAAGGTGGTGCAATGTTGCCTGTCAGGGGTAGCCGTACAGCCAAGCATAAAGAAACAAAGATGATGGGTGGTGGTTATGCAATGAAGGAGCCAATGACTAAGATGGCTAAAGGTGGCATGCCAATGGTTGAGAAAGATGGCATGAAGGTGCCAGCTTTTGCTGCTGATGGCAAAGGTAAGATGGCTAAGGGTGGTATGGTTAAGAAGATGGCTAAGAAAGGTAAATGATAATGGCTACTAAGAAAATGTTTAAACCTTGTGAGGGATGCCCCACACCAGCCAAATGTAAAGCTGCCGGTAAGTGTATGGCTAAAGAGGGCAAGAATGGTAAATCAGGTATTGCCATCATCATTGGTGTTGGCAAGCCGATGGCTAAGCCAGCTGCTAAGAAGGGTAAATAATCATGGGCGTTCTTTCTAAAGCAATTGCTAAAAAATTAGCCAAAGACGCACCAGCGCGTCCTCCAGTGCCACCATCACGAACACGAGGTGAAGAGCCTGTTAATATTGGTCGGCGTATGAGTGATAGGGAGTTGACACAGCGAGGCAGTACAAATTCTCGTGAAGTTAGCCAAGAAGGTTTGTCTAATAAAAACGATCCAAGTCCATCTCTTTATGCTGATGTTATTCGTGATCAACAGCGTGATATCGACATTATTAGAGCGCGTGGTAAAAGTCCAACAACAAGCCGATTAACAGCAGACACCCGAGCCGCCGCCGAAGATCGTGCTATGGCGCGTACTGGTGGTCGTGTTGTTCGTGTAGCCGGTGCAGGTGCTGCTGGCTTTGGTGTTGGCAGTGCCATCGATGAAGCCATTGGTAAAGATAAAGAACCAGCTTCTAAAGAAAGCAAGAAAGAGAAATCTTCTGCTGATGAGCGCACCAACAAAGAAGACTTTCCTGTTTACAAGAAAGGCACTGAAAGCGCTGACACTTTCCAGAAAGCTTTCAAAGAAGCTAAGAAGGAAGGCAAAGACAGCTTCAGCTTCGAAGGTCGTAAGTACAACACCAAAGAAGAAAAGAAAGACAGCAAAGAAATGAACATGGGTGGTATGGTAAAAGGCTACGCCAAAGGCGGCATGATTATGGCAAACTGTGGAGCATCAGTGCCACCAGCACAGAAGTCAAAGAAATAATGGCTACTAAAAAACAAACAGCCAAGATTGGCAAAGTGATGGGTGAGTTTAAGGACAAAGGCTTGCATAGTGGTAAAGGTGGCAAAGTTGTCACCAACCCTAAGCAAGCCATTGCCATTGCATTGTCCGAAGCTAAAGTGAAACAGAAGAAGAAATAATGAGCATAACCTCCTATCCAGAACTTGTACGCATTGCTAGCAGTGGCAACACTGTTAGCTTTGGTGGTACTAACACAGATGCCTTTGGTAGACTTCGTGTTAGTGAGCCTTACACGTTTTTCGATAGTCAGAACAGATATGCTATTGATGGGCAGTTTAGCACTTCTACTGCTGGTAGTGGAGCAGCCACTCATTTATCTAATGAGTCTTCTGTAAGTATGGCTGTGTCAACAACTTCAGCTGATGAAGTAGTAAGACAGACATTCAGAGTGTTTCCTTATCAGCCGGGTAAGAGTTTGTTGTTGTTGGCTACATTTAAAATGGATACAGCCAAGACCAATCTAAGACAGCGAGTTGGTTACTTTAATACAGGCAATGGTGTATTCTTAGAACAAGGTGCCAATGGCATTACATTTGTTTTAAGAACATCCACAAGCGGCAGCGCAAGTGATGCGCGATATGCAGCTAAGGCTAGTTGGAATGGGGATAAGCTAGATGGTACAGGTTCTAGCGGAATTACGCTAGACTTAACTAAAACTCAGATTTTATTTCTAGATTTTGAATGGTTGGGTGTTGGTAGTGTTAGGTGTGGATTTGTCATCAATGGAGTATTCATTGTTGCTCATACATTTCATAATGCCAATGAGCAGACAGCTGTGTATATGACAACAGCAATCTTGCCTGTCAGGTATGAAATTACTAATACTGGCACTGTAGCTTCTTCATCAGCATTGAAACAGATTTGTTCTTCAGTAATGTCTGAAGGTGGATATGAAGCGGTGTCACAAGAACATTCAGCTAGGATGACATCTGCTACAACAGGTACATTTTTAACAACAACATTCAAGCCACTGGTGTCTATTAGACTAGCCTCAGCAGCATTTGGTGCTGTAGTTTTGCCATACAATTTAAATTTCCTACCAACCACTTCGGATAATTATGAGTTGGCTCTGTTTAAAAATACAACACTAACAACGCCAACATGGACAACAGCTTCTTCTACTAATAATGTTGAACAAGATATAGCATCAACATCAATGAGTGGTGGAACTATTTGTTACACTGAATTTACCACAGGAAAATCAGGTAGAGTGCCATTAGCTACAGGGTCTGGTTACAACTGGGATTTACAACTTGGCAGTTCTTTAGCTGGTGATAGTGATATTTATACACTGGCTGCTAGAACATTGACAGGAACTGGTGGTGGTATTGGTTCTCTTACTTTTTATGATCTTACATAAACATGGCATCTAAAAACAGAACACTTGGTAAAGAGTTGCTGACAAGTAACAGCACTGTCTACACCGTACCTTCACGCTTTGAAGCTAGCGTAGACAGCATTATTGTTTCCAATGCATCTAGCAGCAATGTCACCTTCTCACTTGATTGGTATGACTCAAAGACTACAACATTTTACACCATTGCTGAGCAAGTGGTGATGTATCCAAATAGCGTTCTTCAACTGACAGACGGATTCATTCTTCAGCCTAATGACACTCTGCGTGGACTAGCTTCTGTTGCAAGTGTAATCACTGTATCTGTCAAAGTAAAAGAAGAATTTCTGACAGCCTCTTAATAACGAAAGACTAAAATGGCAACAAAGAAAGTATTGACCGAACAACAGCAGAAGTTTATTGAGGTGTTGTTTGCTGAAGCTAATGGTGATCCAGTAAAAGCTCGTAAGCTTGCTGGCTACGCTGAAGGCTCCTCCACCAAAGTCATCATGTCTGCACTCAAGGAAGAGGTCATTGAAGCTACACAGCTGTTCATGGCGCTGAATGCTCCAAGAGCAGCAATGGCAGTTATCAGTGGCATCACAGACCCGACAGAGCTTGGCATGCGTGATAAGCTCAATGCTGCCAAAGACTTGCTTGATCGTGCCGGTCTTGCTAAGACAGATAAGATTCAGGTTGAGGCTACTGGTAGCAACATTATGTTCCTTCCTCCAAAAGACGATGCGTGATTTAGGTGCATGGATATTGCCACAACCCATTGAAGAAAATGTATGGGTACCAATTCCAAGATTTCTAAGGTCTAGCGCTGTTCCATTTGGATATACGTTGGATAACCCAGATGATGATTTCTTTCAACCAGTTCCGCTAGAACTTGAAGCACTGGAACAGGCTAAGAAATATTTAAAGCAATACAGCAGTAGGCTTGTTGCTAATTGGTTGGTAAAACAAACTGGCAGATACATCTCTCATGTTGGTTTGTTAAAGAGGATAAAGAGTGAACAGTCCCGTAAAAGAAAAGCTACAACTTACCGCAACCTTGCCAGAAGGCTCGAAAAAGCAATCAAGGCCGCGCAAAGCTACGAGCAAAAACTCCAACGGACAGAGCAAACAAAGTTCTTCGAAAGAGACTACTACACCTCCCTCATCGACAAAGCAACCGAATTTAATAACAGAGACAACAATACCGTTTGATACACAGTATGCCACTGAAGATGTGGTGTTTAAGCCCAATGTTGGACCACAAACATCCTTCTTAGCTGCTGCTGAACGCGAAGTATTGTATGGTGGTAGTGCTGGTGGTGGTAAAAGCTACGCAATGTTGGCTGACCCGTTGCGTTATATGTACCATCCTCAGTTTTCTGGCCTACTGTTGCGCCACACTACAGAGGAATTACGAGAACTGATCTGGAAGAGTCAGGAGATATACCCCAAAATCATCCCCGGTATCAAGTGGAGTGAGCGTAGGATGCAGTGGGAAGCCCCATCTGGTGCCAAACTGTGGATGTCCTTCCTAGACAGGGACGAAGATGTCATGCGATATCAGGGTTTGAGCTTCTCTTGGGTAGGTTTTGATGAGTTGACGCAGTGGAAGACCCCGTTTGCGTGGAATTATATGCGTTCTCGACTACGAACAGGTGCATCTGATCTGCCAGTGTACATGAGAGCGACCACTAACCCCGGCGGTCCGGGACATTCGTGGGTAAAGAAGATGTTTATTGACCCTGCCGCATTCGGTGAAGCGTTTTATGCCACCGATATTGAGACAGGTGAGACAATGGTGTACCCAAAGGGGCATAGTCGTGAGGGACAGCCCCTGTTTAAGCGCAGATTCATCCCTGCTAGGCTGTATGACAACCCTGCGCTGGCAGCTTCTGGTGATTATGAGACTATGTTGCTGTCTCTGCCAGAGAATCAGCGTAAACAATTGCTTGAAGGCAGCTGGGATGTAGCAGAAGGCGCAGCATTTAGTGAGTTTAACAGGGATATTCATGTAGTTGACCCCTATAATATACCCAATAACTGGACTAAATTCAGGGCTTGTGACTACGGATATGGTAGTTTTTCCTGTGTTTTATGGTTTGCTGTAGCACCAGATGAGTCCATTGTAGTGTACAGAGAACTGTATGTTACCAAGGTATTGGCAGAAGATTTGGCTGCTATGGTGCTAAATCTTGAACAAAATGAAAGTATACGGTATGGAGTTTTGGATTCTTCAACATGGCATAAGCGTGGTGATACTGGTCCTTCTATTGCTGAGCGAATGATTATGAAAGGGTGCCGCTGGCGACCCGCTGATCGTAGCGCTGGTAGTAGGGTGGCGGGTAAAAATGAGATTCACCGCCGTTTGCAGATTGATTCATTCACGGAGAAGCCACGAATGACCATCTTCAGCAGCTGCACACAATTGATTGCTGATTTGCCTACTATACCATTGGATAAATCTAATCCAGAAGACGTTGATACTAAAGTGAAGAATGACCACAGCTACGATGCTTTGAGATATGGACTTATGTCACGGCCTAGAAGTGGAAGTATATTTGATTACGACCCTACTAAACAAAAGTATGGTATAACTGCTTGTGACCCCGTATTCGGCTATTGATATTGCTAAAGGAATATAGATGCTAACAAAAGTTTGTACTACTTGCAAAGTCGAGAAGAGTGTTGATAGCTACTATAAGCAAAAGCTGGGTAAGTATAATGTTACGGCTGAGTGCAAGTGTTGTTCTGCTGTGCGAACAAAAGCTTATTATCAAGATAACAAAGAAGTGTTTGCTGTGTACAGCAAGGTCTACTATCAAGACAACAAAGAGTTCCTAGCTGCCTATCGCAGTGCCTATAAGAAAGCAAACCCTCACCTTGTTAATGCTGACAGCGCCAAACGAAAATCAACTAAACTTAAGGCAACACCAGCATGGGCTGATCTAGAAGCTATCAAAGGAATGTATCAGCTAGCTGCTGTATTTAATCGCACTGGCATGAATTTACAAGTTGATCACATCGTCCCCTTGCAGAGCAAGTTAGTTTGTGGTCTTCATTGCGAAGCAAATTTACAGCTAATGCCAGCTAGTGACAACATTAGCAAGGGCAACAGGCACTGGCCTGACATGGCACAAACTTAACTATATAACCTAAAATATACTATGGCAACTAACAACAACTCTTTTATGGACGATAAGTCTGTAGGTTTAGAAGACGGCAAGCAAGGCCAAGACGCTTTTGCTGGCAATGGCATTATATCTTTTGTTCAAGAAAGATTTACCCGCGCTGAAGAAAGTCGCCGTTATGATGAACAGCGTTGGCTGAGGGCATACCGCAACTATCGAGGTATCTATTCCCCTGATGTTAAGTTCACTGAAGCTGAGAAGTCTCGTGTATTTATCAAAGTAACTAAGACTAAGACGCTGGCAGCATATGGTCAAATCACCGATGTCTTATTTGCCAACAACAGCTTCCCACTTTCAATTGAACCCACCATTTTACCAGAAGGCATAGCCGAACACGTTCACATTGAAACCGCTGACAAGTCTGGTCAAGGCCAACCGGCAGAGACACCAGATGCTGGCGCTTTGTTTGGATACAAAGGCGATGGTAAAGGCTTACCTCCCGGTGCCACTGTGCAATCGTTGCTTGAGCGTCTTGGTCCTCTAAAGGATACGCTGAAGGATGAGAAGGTTATTGAAGGCGCTGGAGTTACACCAACCTCGTTGACATTTAGCCCAGCAATGGTTGCTGCCAAGAAGATGCAGAAGAAGATATTGGATCAGCTGGATGAAAGCAATGCTAACAAGCAACTGCGTTCAGCTGCATTTGAGATGGCATTGTTTGGCACTGGCGTGATGAAGGGTCCATTTGGCGTTGATAAAGAATATGCTAAATGGGATGACAAGGGTGAGTATTCACCTACTATTAAAACAATACCACAAACATCCCATGTTAGTGTGTGGGACTTCTATCCAGACCCCGATGCTAATAATACTGGGGAAGCACAGTTCATAATTGAGCGTCACAAGATGAGTAAGACACAAGTGCTTGCTCTGAAGAAGCGTCCGATGTTCCGTAAGAATGTCATTGACGAAGTGGTGGCACAGGGTGAGAACTATACCAAGAAGTATTGGGAAGATGACCTCAATGACTTTGCTCCAAACTATGGCGTTGAACGCTTTGAGGTGCATGAGTATTGGGGCAATGTCAGCGTTGAGTTGCTGATTGCTAATGACATCACCATCCCCAAAGAACTTAAAGACTATGATGATTTGCAAGCCAACATCTGGTATTGCAATGGCAAGGTTATTCGACTTGTCCTCAATCCATTCAAGCCTTCTCGCATTCCATATTATGCCGTTCCATACGAACTCAATCCCTATTCCATTTTTGGTATTGGCATTGCTGAAAACATGGACGATACACAGACGCTGATGAATGGCTTCATGCGTATGGGTGTTGACAATGCTGTGCTGTCTGGCAACTTGGTGTTTGAGATTGATGAAACCAATTTGGTGCCGGGTCAAGACATGTCAATTTTCCCCGGCAAAATCTTTCGCCGTCAAGGTGGTGCTCCGGGTCAGTCGTTGTTTGGTACAAAGTTTCCAAACGTGTCGCAAGAGAACATGCAAATGTTTGACAAGGCGCGTCAGCTTGCTGATGAGTCTACAGGATTGCCATCGTTCTCGCATGGACAAACAGGTGTAGCAGGTGTTGGTCGTACAGCCAGTGGTATTTCAATGTTGATGAACGCTGCTTCTGGCGGTATCAAAACTGTGATTAAGAACATTGATGACTACTTGCTCCGTCCAATGGGTGAGGCGTTCTTCAGTTTCAATATGCAGTTTGATTACGATGCTGAAGCTGCTGGAGATTTAGAAGTGAGGGCGCGTGGTACAGAGAGCTTGATGCAAAATGAAGTTCGTAGTCAGCGTCTGCTTCAGTTCTTGCAAGTTGTACAGAATCCAACACTTGCTCCATTTGCTAAGATGCCTTACATTATTCGTGAGATTGCTAAGAGCATGGACCTCGATCCTGATCTTGTTAGCAACAACATGGAAGAAGCTGCACGACAGGCTCTTGTGCTTCAGCGCATGCAACCTCCTGAGCCAATGGCTGGCGCTGCTCCAGCGGCTGCTGGCGGTCCTCCTTCACCAATGGATACATCTGGTGGTGGTGGTGGCAACATCGGTGTTGGTCAAGCCCCTGCTCCCGGCATGGATGGCTTTAGTGGCGCTTCTGCTGGTGCCGCTGCTGCAATGGGGCCAATGCAATGATCGTAGAGAAGCCTTGGCTTTCTAAGCTTAAACCCTTTGCATACAACAACATTCAATGGGAAGCATTTCAAGAAATGATTGATGCTCAAATTGACATGAACATTCGTAAACTTGAAGCATCTGTTGAGCCTGTTGATATCTATCGCGCTCAGGGTGCGGTTATGGCTTTGAAACAATTGAAACATCTGCGCGATGAAATTGCTAAAGGGGATAAGTGATGGGATTTCTTAGTGGACTTACTAAGCCAATAGCTAAATCTATTGTAAAGAAAGTAGATGACATAGCTCCTAAAGCTATTGGTGAAACACTTGAAGAGGCTGCACCAGTTGTAACTAAGTCTTCCCTTGTTACGCCACGAGTTGACCGCACAGTAGACTCACTTCCTTTAGATAAAAAAAGTATTGAAGTAACTGGCAAGTCTAGTACAGTAAAAGAAAAATCTGAGATAAGTCGAGCATGGAATGATTTTGAAGATTGGGACCCATTAAGTGACTCTACGTCCATCCCGTACCCAAATGCTAAAAAACGCGGTGGGGCTTATGTTAGTAGAGATGGTAAGTATTCTGCGATTCCAACAGGCGGGAATGGGTTTACTCTTGCCCCTAATGAGGTCGCTGATTTTGTTTTTGAACACGGGTTTGGCACTTCACACTTAAATAAATATGCGGTGGATGCTGCTATGGCTGTTCGAAGTGGTAAATCTCCCGAAGTGGCTATTAAAAAACTTGAAGATGACTTAATGAGTTTTGCTGATGATCGGAAAGAAATTACAGATGTGTTAGCTAAATTTAAAACAGCGCTTGACACCAGTATTGTTAAACCATCAAAGGTTACTAAGTCTCCTTTAGTTGCACCACGACTTGATCGTACAGCAGACTTAGGTGTTGAACCTCCGTTGATTGCTGAGTCTGGCAAAGATGCTTTTGAAGCTCTTGGTATGACACCAGAGAAGAAAGAAGCATGGCGTAGTGTTAATAAGAAGTCACAGCGCTCTAAGCTCTTACCAGAAATTGAAGACGCAGCACAGCAGCTTTCTGAAAACAAAATTACATCCGAACAGTTTAGACAAATCTCTAAAGATAAGCAACCGATTGTTGCGCTAGACAAAGTTCCAGATATGCCAGCGTATGAGGACATCAGCGGCGCTCTCACTGACTCTCAAGTCAAGAAGGGTATTGTTGGACTCAACCTAAAGATACCAGCAGGAGAGCGAGTGTCTTCTCGCCTTGACATTCCTGCCTACAACGACTACGACACATGGGTTGTTTCTCTGCATGATGGCAGCAAGAAAAGCGGTGCAGCTGTTGGCTATGCCAAGACAGCAGTGCTGCGTAATGTTGAGTTTGTATCTGACCCAAAGGTGGCGCTTGACATCGCAAGGCGTAAACCGCTTGCATCTGGTGGTCGTATGGGTAAGGCTACCATTGCTCGTATCTTTGGTGATTGGGTTCCTCACAATCCAGACAATGCAAAGACTTTTGCTGAGAAGATATTTAAAGACCCTGAATGGACACAGGTCGGTATGAATCCATATCGAGCCAGTTATTTTTATGATAAGGCAGATGGCTTGCCAGTTACTTTTGCCGATGAAGTTGTACAGATTGGACCACTAGTTATGGCAAAGAATGTTAAGAAGACAACACCAGATAATCCTATGTTTAAAATTGATCAAAAACAACCGACTAGTCCAACCTTTGCCGAAGGCGGCGCTGTTGCACAAACAGACAGCATGCTTGCAGATGGCGGCATGATGGAAGAGGGTGGTGCTGTTGACCCTGTTTCTGGTAATGATGTTCCCACTGGTTCTCTTAAAGAAGAAGTGCGTGATGACATTGACGCAAGTCTGAGTCCGGGCGAGTTTGTTCTTCCTGCTGATGTTGTTCGATACATAGGTCTTGAGAAACTAATGAAGATTCGTGATGCTGCCAAAGAAGGTTTGAAACGAATGGAAGAAGTTGGTCAGATGGGTAATGCTGAAGAAGCTCCAAAGGCTGACGAAGCTTTTGAAGAAGACGATGAATTCAACAGCAGCATTGATGAGATTATGTCTGAGGTTGATAACGAAGAGCAGACAGTTAAGATGGCTGCTGGTGGTTTTATGTCAAACACCTATAAAGAAGGAATGAAATTTAATCCAGTTGTTGATGTTCGTTATTTTAAACATGCCGATGGTCGTGTCATTTATATCACATACATTAACGATAGGCCAATGACTGCTATTCCAGAAGGATTCACTCAGACAGATACACCAGTTGAGCAAAAGGTTGGTAAAGAAGCTGAAGATGCAGCCGCTGCCGCAGCTGCTCGTGCGCGTACTGGTGGTGGTGATAGTGGTGGTGGCAGCGATAGTGGTGGAACTACTACTACTACACCTAGTGGTTCCGGTCAAGGCGTTAGTAGAACAACTCAATCAATAGCTTTGGGTGCGCTTGCGCTTTCAAAGAACCCAGTTGCACAATTTTTAGCCCCGCTAATTTCTGCTGGTGTTGGCTTTGTTGCCGGTAAAGCGCTTGACGCACAACTTGATGCAGAGGGTAGAGTAAATCAGACTCTAGAAGATGCTGCCAATATGGGATATGGCACAAGGGTTGGTGTAGATGGTAATATCACTACCTTTGTCAATGATAAAACACTTGATGCGTTTGATCGTGAAACTTTTGGAGTTACCCGTGGTGACTTAGATGCTGCCAGAGCAGGTGGTGGCGGTGCTGACGCTGGTCGTGGCGGTTCACCTGCCGATGCTGATCCGGGCGCTGGTGGGGTTGGGATAGAAGGTGCTGACGCTGGGCGCGGTGGATCACCTGCTGATGCTGATCCGGGCGCTGGTGGGGTTGGGACAGATACTGGTGGTTACAGTGGTGCTGACACACAATCTAGCGGCGAATCCTACGCCAACTATAAAGGCGGCTTTATCAAAAAGAAAAAGAATGTTGTTGTTAAATCTAAAAGAGGACTTGCTTCTAGATAATAGTGTATAATATGAATACTATAACCAGTGGTGGGCTGGCTAGTAATTAATATATTCCCACCATTAATGGCTACCTATTCCCCAAGCAGAGCTTGGCTTACATTAGCCCCAACCTTTGGAAACTAAATGACAGATGTCGTAATACCGCAACCAGTTAAAGTTGCTGCCTTTGCTAAACGTAATAAGAATACTGATCGTATCGAACAGGATGAAGAAGAGATTCGCCAATTGGAAGAGAAGCGTAATGCTCCACCAGTTGAGCCTGTTAAGAAAGACGATGACCTTGATGGTCCAGAACCAACCGATGCTGAAGAGAAGACTTTCAAGAAGCGGTATGGTGATCTGCGTAGGCATTCACAAAAGATTCAGCACGATCTGCAAACTCAACTTGATTCTATAAAAGAACAACTTGAGAAGACAGCTGCTAAAGAAATGAAGCTTCCATCAAGTGAAGCCGATCTTGCTCAATGGATGCAATCATATCCAGATGTTGCAAAGATTGTTGAAACTATTGCCATAAAGAAGGCAAAGGAACAATCTCAGGGTATTGAAGAACGACTCAAACGCATTGATGATCTTGAGAAACAAGCATTGATTGATAAGGCTGAAGCCGATCTAATGCGTCTGCATCCAGACTTTGCTCAGATTAAACAGGACGATGAGTTCCATGATTGGGTGGAGCAGCAACCTAAATGGCTGCAACAAGCCCTGTATGAGAACGATACTGACGCTGTTGCCGCTTCTCGTGCCATTGATTTGTACAAAGCTGATAAAGGCATCAAGACTCGTACTAAGAAAGATGACATTAAAGACGCTGCGCGTAGTGTTAATACTCGCTCTGAACGCAATGCACCATCAGCTACTAATACTGAAGGTGTATTTTCAGAGAGTCAAGTTGACAAAATGACGATTCAACAATATGAGGCCAATGAAGAAGCCATTGTTGCATCCATGCGTAATGGTACATTTGTTCGTGATTTGTCCGGTGGCGCTCGATAACACTTGACAAGTTTATAACTATGTAATATAACTTACCTTAATTCCGTGGTGAAAAAAGTAGCTCTTTTAGTAACCACGGTTTAGTATCGCAAGTAACAAGTTACCCGATAACCCTACATCGTTAGCCGTCAGTTGAAAATATAACTAGTGTATTTTTTGTTGACCACCTATAGTATTGAGGCCCGATAGACTGATACCTGTGAATGTTTCAAGCCTAATATAAAGGAAACTATCATGGCTTTTCAAGCATCTGCCAATTATGGCAATCTACCCAATGGCAATTTTTCGCCAGTTATCTATAGTAAGAAGGTACAAGTAGCCTTCCGCAAATCATCTGTGGTTCAAGCAATCACTAATACCGACTACTTCGGTGAAATCAATTCTTATGGCGATAGCGTTAAAGTTATCAAAGAGCCAGAGATCACTGTCAATGCCTATGCTCGTGGTACGCAAGTAACTTCGCAAGACTTGGAAGACAGCGACTTCACCCTCCAAGTTGACAAGGCCAACTACTTCTCGTTCAAAATGGACGATATTGAAGCTGCTCACTCGCATGTCAACTTCATGCAGATGGCAACTGATCGTGCTGGCTATCGCCTCAAAGATCAGTTTGACGCTGAAATCTTGGGTTACCTGTCTGGCTACTCACAGTCTACCATTGGTGCCGTTGCTAATGCTGTCAACACCACTGTGTCTGGCACCAAAGCTGTCTCCACCGCTGGCTCTGACGAACTGTTGACTACAATGAAGCTGATCAAAAGCAGCTTCACCAACATCACCACTAGTTCTGCTGGCGATCATTCGATCCCTATCGCACCACGCCTTCCCGGCGCTACTGCTTTGCCTACAGCCACCGCTTCCCCATTGATGATGATCGCTCGTATGGGTCGTTTGCTCGACCAACAGAACGTGGACACCAATGGTCGTTGGTTGGTGCTTGACCCAATCTTGGTCGAGATGCTGAAAGACGAAGATAGCCGCTTGCTGAATGGCGACTTTGGTGGCTCTGGTCTGCAAAACGGCCTGATCTTGAACAACCTGCATGGCTTCAAGGTGTATGTGTCTAACAACCTGCCAAAGGTTGGCACTGGTCCCGGCACTGCTGGTACTGCTAACCAGAACTCCAACTATGGTGTGATCGTTGCTGGTCATGACAGCGCTGTTGCCTCTGCTGAGCAGATCAACAAGACTGAGACATATCGTGACCCTGACAGCTTCGCTGACATTGTTCGCGGCATGCACCTCTATGGTCGCAAAATCTTGCGTCCTGAAGCTCTGGTCACTGCCAAGTTCAACGTAGCTTAAAGCAACAGAGGAGGGCTTCGGCCCTCTTCGTTTCAAACTCTTAACAAAGGAAATTTATCATGGCAACTATTGATCTCTCCAGCGGTATCGGTAATGGGCAACACCATTCCCGTTCGCTTGGTCGTCTCCCTTATGTGGTTGAAAAAACCATCAACTTTGCAACTGCTACTACCTCTAAAGGTAGCGCGTTGGCTGCTGCTGATGTCATCGAAGCAATTGACGTTCCTGCACAATCCGTTGTGTTGAACGCTGGTTACGAAGTGACTGCCACCATCACTGGTGACGTTACTATTGACGTTGGTGTCACTGGCATTGACGCTGACGTATTTATTGACGGCGCTACGCTGGCTGCTGCTACCTCAGTTGGCACTTTCGCTCAAAACGCTGCTGCTTTCCAGCCTGTCGTAATTGGTGCTAGTGCTGACACCATTGACTTGCTGATCGCTACTTCGACCACCGCTATCTCCGCTGGAACAGTGCGAGTGTGGGCTTTGGTTGTGGATGTGTCTGACAACGATGCTCCCGGCGCTGCTGACCGCGACCAACTGGCTTAATAGCTAGTAAACAAGGAAGCCCTCACAAGGGGCTTTCTTATTTCCTATTTCCAGATAACAAATATGTCATCAACCTACCTTGCTCTTACGAATGAATTGCTGCGCCGCTTGAATGAAGTAGAGCTTGACTCTACCAACTTCGCTGCTGCCCGTAATGTCCAAGCTCTTGCTAAAGACTCCATCAATTCATCCATAAGGGAAGTGCTTCATTCTGGACAAGAATGGCCTTTCACACTTATTACATATCCACAGACTCTTACAGTGGGTCAAGCATCTTATTCATTTCCATCTGACTTGAGCAGTGTTGATTGGGAAAGCTTCTACATTAAGAAGCTCAACGATAGCAATGAACCCGGCAAGTTGCCTGTCATTACATATGTTGAATATGTAGATAAGCATCGTGGTCAAGATGAAACAAGTGGCACAGGTGGATATGGTCCGACTAGTGTAGTTAGCCAGACTCAAGAATCAAAGTTCATTGTGTCTCCACCACCAGACCAAGCTTATATCATTGAATACAAATACTGGAGCTTTCCAGCTTCTCTAACTTTGTTCTCAAGCGTTTGTGCTATTCCAGAGCGTTTCAACAATGTAATCATTGACGGCGCTATGATGTTCATGATGCTGTTCCGTAGCAATGAACAAAGCGCTGCCATCCATAAAGACAAGTTTGAACAAGGCATCAAAGGTATGCGCCGCTTGCTTATGGATGAGCCATTGTATATGCGCTCTACAATGATTATGAAGCCGGTCACATCCTTCAGGGTGCTGAATGGCTGATAAGATTCAGGCATATAAAGTAAGCTGCCAAGGTGGTTTAGATACCAACAAGGACATGCTGGCGCAGGGAGAGTTGTATCCCGGCAGCGGTCTTCAGCTTGTTAATTACGAGCCATCTATCACTGGTGGATATCGCCGCATTAGCGGCTATACAAATACATATGGTACAGTTCCCGGTGAAGGGTCTGTGCTTGGTGTAAACATCTCTGAGAATATCAACAATGGAATATTTGCTTGCCGTAAGCCCACATCTCCATCAACTAGTTATTTCTACCGCTGGAATACTTCTACGTCTGCGTGGGTCGCTATTACCACTACTGGTGGTGTAACAATGGTTGGTGTCAAGAAGGTTCGTTTTGAGAACCTGTCTTGGGGTACTGATAAGATGGTGCTGGCAGATGGCATTAATCGTGCCGCTGTCTATGATGGTACAACGTATACACAGCTTGCTTCACCAGCACCGGCAAAGCCTAAGTTTGTAACGCATTTTGCTAATCATTTATTTCTAGCTGGTGATACAACTGACCCTTACAACTTGTATTTTTCTGCACCTCTGGCTGAGACAGACTTCACTCCAGCCAATGGTGCTGGTGTTATCAATGTTGGTTTTCCAATTGTACAAATTAAAAGCTTTCGTGATTCGCTGTACATCTTCGGTAAGAATTCAATTAAGCGCCTTATTGGAACAAGTATTGCAGACTTTAGAATTGAAGAAGTTACTAGCAACCTTGGTTGTGTTGCTTCTGATAGTGTTGTTGAGATTGCTGGTAACTTAGTATTTCTTAGCCATGACGGCTTTAGACCAATCTCTGGCACTGCTCGTATTGGTGACATTGAACTTGAGACTATTTCTAAACAAGTACAAAGTACTGTTGTTTCGATTGTAGATGAATTGGTTGCAGGTAGCATTGACACTGAAACAGTTAGCATGATCGTGCTAAATAAGAAGAGTCAGTTTCGGTTTATGTTGCCAACCGAAGGCTTGTTTGGATTCCTTGGCGGCATCCGTAAAACAGATCGTGGCTCTGCTTTTGAATATAGCTTGTTGTTTGATATGGTGGTGTCATGCGCTACCAGTGGCTACATTGGTTTTAATGAAATTATTATTCATGGCGCGTCTAATGGCAAGGTTTATAAGCAAGAAACTGGCAGCAACTTTGATAGTCGTGAAATTCTTAGCATCTATCAAACTCCATATTTCTACTTTGAAGACCCTACCATCCGCAAGAACTTCTACAATATAACTACATTCTTGCGTAGTGAGGGAAACACTAATATTGTTTTCTCTGTATCTTATGACTTTGAAGATAGCGTTAATGTTTTTAACCCATCAAACTATGATATAACAACTACTGGTGCAGCAGCGTACTATAATACAGCTGTGTATGATAGTGGTATCATATATGATGGTAATCCTTCACCAGTGGTGAAGACAAACATTTCAGGTTCTGGTTTCTCTGTTTCATTTAAGTATGTTACGTTTGATACAAATGCCAGTCATAATATTCAAGGTATGGTTTTGAATTTTTCATTTAACGACAGGAGATAATCTTGGCTGGATATCAAAGACAATCAGCTGCCGACATCGTGCCAACCGCCGTTGTACGCGCAGCCCCAATCAATAACGAACTTAACGCATTGCGTGATGCCTTCCTGCTTGCTGGTGGTCACCGCCATGATGGTAGCGCTACTGAAGGTAACTATGTCACCCTGATTGCAGACTCTGACGCTCTTAACAAAGTTGCTGTAGACACTGGCAACAATCGTGTTGGTGTATTCGTTGAAGTTGCTGCTGCCGCTGTTGAACAAGTGCGCGTTCAAGACGGTGCTATTGTTCCTGTTACAGATAATGACATTGATCTTGGTACTAGCTCTCTTGAGTTTAAAGACCTGTACATTGATGGCACAGCAAACATTGATAGTCTTGTTGCTGACACTGCTGACATCAATGCCGGTACTATGGATGCTGTTGTCATTGGTGCGTCTACACCAGCCGCTGCCACTGTCACCAACCTCACTGTTAATACTGCTGCAACAATTGCGTCTGCTGACATCAATGCTGGTACTATCGATGGTGCAGTGATTGGTGGTTCTTCTGCTCAAGCAATTACTGGCACAACTATTACAGCCAGCACAGGTTTTGTTGGTGGTCTTACTGGTGCTGTCACTGGTAATACAGCCGGTACGCACACTGGTGCTGTTGTCGGCAATGTCACTGGTAATGTTACAGGTAATGTGACAGCTTCTACTGGCACTTCTACATTCAACGATGTCACTATCAACGGTGGCTTGAATATGGATGCTGGCACTGCTGCCACCATCACCAACCTCACATCACCAACCAACAGCGGAGATGCTGCTACTAAGGGATATGTTGACACTGCTGACGCATTAAAACTAAATCTTAGTGGCGGCACCATGTCTGGTGCAATTGCTATGGGTACTAACAAGATCACTGGTCTTGGCACTCCTACATTAACAGCCGATGCTGCTACAAAAGGATATGTTGACACTGCTGTTAGCAACCTGATTGACAGCGCACCCGGCGCTCTTGACACATTGAACGAGCTTGCTGCTGCTCTTGGTGATGACGCTAGCTTTTCCACCACTGTAACAACTTCCATTGCCGCTAAGCTTCCACTTGCTGGTGGCACAATGTCTGGTGCCATTGCTATGGGTACTAGCAAGATCACAGGTTTGGGCGACCCAACGCTAGCACAAGACGCTGCTACAAAGACCTATGTTGATACCGCCGATGCGTTGAAACTCAACTTATCTGGTGGCACAATGTCGGGTGCCATCGCAATGGGTACGAGCAAGATCACAGGTCTTGGCGATCCAACAGCGAATCAAGATGCTGCCACAAAGACTTATGTCGATACTGCTGATGCACTGAAGTTGTCACTGTCTGGCGGCACTATGTCGGGTGCAATTGCAATGGGTACTAGTAAGATTACAGGATTGGGTACACCAACTGATAATGCTGATGCAACCACCAAGCTGTATGTTGATGGCATCTTGGGTAGTGCCACAGCTGCTGCCACCTCTGCTGCTGCCGCTGCCACCTCTGCTAGCAACGCTGCCACCTCTGAGAGCAATGCTGCCACTTCAGCTAGCAATGCCTCTACTTCTGCTGGTGCTGCTTCTACTAGCGCCACTGCTGCTGCTGCCAGCTATGACAGCTTTGATGATCGTTATCTTGGACCAAAGTCTTCTGCTCCATCGGTAGACAATGATGGCAATGCTTTGCTCACTGGTGCTTTGTATTGGAATAGCACAAGCAGCGAGTTGTATTTGTGGACAGGTTCTGTTTGGACTCAAGCAGCGTTCACTGCAAGTGGTTTTGCTACATTAACTGGTTCAGAAACATTAACTAATAAAACACTTACGAGTCCTATCTTAACTGCTCCAGCGCTTGGCACTCCCGCAAGCGGGGTTGTCACCAACCTGACAGGCACGGCCTCCATCAACATCAACGGCACTGTAGGGGCTACGACAGCTTCTACTGGCGCGTTTACCACGTTGTCTGCAACGGGTGTGACCACGGTGCAGGCTGGCACAGTCTCACTCCCAGCCATCACCACTACAGGCGACACCAACACAGGTATTTACTTCCCTGCCGCTGACACCATTGCTTTCACAGAAGGTGGCGTGGAGAGTATGCGCATCGATTCCAGCGGCAATGTGGGGATTGGGACAACGGGGCCAACATCAAAACTTCATGTCTCAGGGGGAAGAACTGATTTAGTAGCGGCTTCAGAAACCTATGCGTTGGGGGTTCGATATGGCGTTGGAACTGGCATTTACTATATAGGCGCATCAAATTCCGCAACACCTGATTTGGTCTTTAGTCAAACTGGTGGTTCAGAGCGAATGCGTCTTACTAACGCAGGTGATTTGGGGGTTGGGACGAGTTCGCCTTCTTATAAGTTGGATGTTTCCACCAGCGTCAACAACATTGCTGGCGCGAGAATTCAGAATACCAGTTCTGCAAGCGGTGCATATTCTAGTTTGTGGCTTGACAATGATTCAGCGGGAATTAAATCTGCCTTAATCAAAAATTCCTCAACCAACACAGGCAATCTTGGTACAAACAGTTTTTATCTGTACTACAGCGATACTGGCTCAAGCGGAATTTTTAACGCCAGCGCAAGCCCCATTACATTTTCAACCAATGGTTCCGAACGCGCCCGTATCGACTCCAGCGGCAATGTGGGTATTGGGACGAGTTCGGGTTCTGCGCGGTTAAATGTCAACGGCGGCACAAGCACATCACAGATTCGCTGGGAAGTAAACAACGCTGCCTTTACGCAAGAGGTGTCTACCAATGCGGCGGCGAATGCGTATGTGTACAAGTCCAATGATGCCTCGTACCATGTGTGGAAACTAAGCAGTACCGAGGCTATGCGCCTTGACTCCAGCGGCAATGTGGGGATTGGGACAAGTTCGCCAGCTACTAAACTGCATGTTGCTGGCGCGTCTGCAATTGCTCGTATTGACAGGACTGCTGACGCTTCTGCAAACCCTGAGTTGCAGCTTTCTGCTGTTGCTCGCCAGTTTAATGTCGGAGTCGGTGGGGCTTCATTTGCAACCGCCGCCATTCAAGGCGCTTACTACCTTTACGATAGCACAGCCGCAGCGTATAGGATGGTCATCGACTCCAGCGGCAACGTGGGGATTGGGACGAGTTCGCCAACAAGAGCACTTCATGTTGTTGGTACATGGACAAACACCGGCGACTATTTAATGGATAGCGGTAGCCCACAACTTGCGTGGTCAAGCGGCGATTTAAGGTTTAAATACGCTGGTTTGAGCGGCACAGAAGCCATGCGTATCGACTCCAGCGGTAACTTGCTGGTGGGGACTACCACAAACAGCCCCGCTGGAAATAATGTTGTTGGCGCAGAACTTCAGGCAGTTGGGTCATTGCAACTTTCTAGGGATGGCGGTGCGGGTTTACAAGTAAACAGAAAAACCGATGATGGAACTTTGGTTGCTTTTAGGCAAGCAGGGACAGAAGAGGGAACAATCTCGGTATCTGGTACAACCATTTCCTACAACGGCGGTCACCTGTCCCGTTGGGCGCAGACCACTACAGCCAAAGACGATACGCTGGTCAAGGGTACTGTGCTGTCCAACCTTGATGAAATGAATGTATACACGGACGCTGATGGCAACCCTGTAGACAACGAGCAGCTTAACAAGGTCAAAGTTTCTGATGTTGAAGGCGATGCAAATGTCGCTGGCGTGTTTGTCAACTGGGATCACGATGAAGCCCACGATGTAGACGAGATCAACATGGCGATGACAGGCGACATGATTATCCGCATTGCTCAAGGCACAACTGTTGCCCGTGGTGATTTGCTCATGTCTGCTGGTGACGGCACTGCCAAGCCACAAGGTGATGACATCGTGCGATCTAAGACTGTTGCCAAGGTAACTTCAACCCATGTCACTTGCACTTACGCA